CACGTTCCCGATTTTGGGGGACTCCAAAATCCTTGCTGTTAAGCACTTGCCATTCCACGTTGTACCCCAATTCATCCAATGTTGAGATAATGGTCTCGAATGTAATTCCGTTTTCATGGTTGAGCAGGCCTCTGACATTCTCAAGGAATAGATATCGAGGTCTGAGAATAGATGCGAACCGTGCAATTTCAAAAAACAAAGTTCCTCGTGTATCTTCAAAACCTCGTCTGTTTCCTGCAATGCTGAAAGCCTGGCACGGAAAACCTCCACAGATAACGTCCACACTTCCGAATCCTCGAATAGACTCATCTGTGACTGTTGTGATGTCATGTAGCTCTATTTCTCCTTTCGTGTTGTGTATGGCTTTATAAGACTTGCGAGCAAATTTGTCAATTTCGCAAAACCCTACACATTCATGACCGGCGGATTCCATTCCCAGACGAAATCCACCGATACCAGCAAATAAATCTAAAAATTTCATTTTTTTATTTTAAAAAAACGCGACTGCCTTTGTGTGAGTTTGGCTAAATACGGGCAGTCGCTCGTCCAAGGTCACATGACCTTCATTGACGTTTTCTAGTTCGCTTTTTTCGTGGTTCACGGCACGTTAGTTTATTTATTTGATTTTTTGGTCCAGTTCTTCTTGCGTCAATGGCTCAATACGTTGATAGCCTTTGACGATGTAGTTCTTCTTGTACTCGAATCCTAAATCCGCAAGACTAGCCTTGAAACGGTCTTTTTCGGATGTGTCTACAAAATACACCTCCAAAGTCATTTTTTGGGTATATCGTTTTAGGTCGTTTTCACCCCCTCTGAGAGCGTTCTGCTCATTTTGGGGGATTTGCCCACCGTCCAAGATTTCGCCTGTCTCTGGGTCAAAATTTGGGGTCTCCGTTGATTTTGGAGCTTGCTCTTGCTGTTTTGTTTGTTGGGCTGCTAAAAGTTCCTGACTTTCTCGCTCTGCTCGTTCTTGAGCCTGTCTGATTTCTTCCTTTTGCTTTTCAAAAGCGTGGTCTGCCTTAATTTGCTCCAGAATTTCAACCAAGGTCAAATCTTTCAGCATGCGAATATATGGCTGATCTGTCATTCCATATTCTTCACATTGCCCTGAAATCGCTGAGATGTTCTTCTTGTGCTCTTCTTGTTTCTGAAATTCAAACGTGACCATGTCGTCAAGACTTTTCATTGTAGCTTTCTTAAGCGTAACGCCGTCAGCCATGAAATCGCCAGCTTTTACATAATCAAGGGCCTTTTCATCAAAGAGACGGGGGTCCAGCATGTACTCAGCCGATTTGTTGGCTAGATAGCCTTTGACAGTGTCAATTCGGACGGCCTTTTGATGTTCTTCAAATTCTTTGACATCACTAGCAATCTTAGTAATGATGTCTTTTAACGGTTGGATGGCATTCCTGATATACTTGTCAAATTCGTCAGCTGGTTCAGATAAGACTTTCTTATTCCTTATCCGCTCGTCAGAGACCTGCTTGTCTAATTTTCGTAGATCGGCAAGCGTCTGCTTGTCATCCTTGATAGTTGCAGCTGTAACCGTATAATTTTGATACTTGGTTACAACCTCATTGATATTCTGCTCAAATTTATCACGGTCAACGATTTCAACCTGTGCCTGTGTTACTTTTACCTGTAATTCTTGCATGTTGTCCTCCTAGTATTCTAGTTCACCGTCTAGCAATTCACCCTGTATTGGCTCCTCAGCTTGAGCAGGTTCAGGATCTGCATGATTTGCCTCTTGCTCTTTGTTGAATTGCTCAATCTCAGTCATCTTGCGTGCTACAACATCCTCACGGCTTTCTTGAGGAGTTACATCGATAGGTGCTGCTTGCTCCATTTCCTCGCTAGTGTAGAGTCCGCCTACATCTTCTGAGAATGAATCACGAACCGCTGCAACGATAGCGACTTTTTCAATCATTTGCCCTGGAGCTTTCTGCCACCAGTTCTTGCCAGTGTTATATGCTGACAACTCTACTTCACGATAGACTGGTCTTGTTCGGTCTTTGCGATAGACCTCACACCAGCCACCGATTAGAGTGCTATTTTTTGGCAATATAACGCCTTTTTTGTTTTTCAATTCTCCGCTTGCATCTTCGTAGATGATCCCGCTTTCAAATCCATCATAATTTGGATTTTGTTCGGCTCGTTTCATGAAGGCGTCCTTTGAAACAACGATTTGAGCGGGATTGTTACCGTATTTAATAAAATAAACTTCTTTTGTGAACGGGTTTAAATTACGATTTTTAACAATTGCTAACAATGTCTGCAATTCCTGCGGGCTTGCTTGATGTTTTGGGTCAACGAAATTTCTCAAAGTTGCTCCGTCAAGTTTCTGTAAATCTGTTAAATATGCTCCTTTTGTTTGCGCTAGTTCGTTTGTCATTTCTTTCTTCCTTTCGTTCTCTTTAAATTCCAATTTTCACGCTTCAAGCGTCTGTTTGCGTTTTGCAATTTCAAAATAATATTTTGTTGCTCGTTGATAATTTTCCCAAGTTCTCGGCCAAGATGGATATAGTCAGACCGCCAATTGTCGATTTCTGCGTGTAATTCTTCAATCATGCTCTAACTTCCAATACTTATCTAAATCCACGGCCATGACGATGGACAAGTTCTTCTGCTCGGTCAGAATCTGTCTGCGATACGGTGCTAGACCTGCCTGCCTTTCTTCTTCATTTCGAGGAAGATAGTATCCGTTCGGTTTAAATTTCTTGGCAACTATCGGATGTTTGAAGTTCACTCGCAGGCTTTCAATCACTTGCTCAAGCATACGCTTTGACAGACCTGTTTCTTTTCGGATGTCCAATGCCGTGATAGGCTCTTCAAAACTGGCTCGGTTAATAATCAAATTCAAGACCTCTGTCTCAGTTTCGTTCATTTCTCTACTGATCATGTGTGCTCCTTTCGCTTTTAAACTTCATCACCTACATATCGATACTGACCGCATCCAATATATACGAACTGGCTTGGGTCGAGTTCTTCCCTGGGTTCGGGCGGTTGCATTATGTCTCTGTCGTAATCAAACATGAGCATACACCTTCCCTAGTTCCAGGACTCGCTTCACATATCGAACTTTAGATGTCAAACCGAGATCCAGCAATTCGTTTTTTTCTTCATTGTTGGCCAAAAGCCACACACGGTTTTCAAGTTCAATTCTGTTCATCTTCCTGCTCCACCTCTTCAGCTTTCACTTTGACATCTAGACGTTTCATGGCTTCTTCTACTGACTTGCCGTCCAAGATGTCCTTGAGTACGTGGCTTACATCATGGATTGCTTGAGCCTTCGCCTTGCTTCTTTCAGTCTCTGGCATCAAGCCCATATCTTGTAGAGCTAGAAACGCAAGACTGAAAGCATGCATTTCTTTCTGAAGTTGTTTGATTTTTTTGATTGCTTTTAGTGCTTTAAACATATTGTTCTCCTTTTTCCTTTATTCTCCGACTTTCCAAATTCGACAACGGGATTCCACTCCAGAAGAAGTCTTGTCTTGAAATTCCCAGTCATTGCCATAAACTCCCGCAGCTTCATACGAAGCTGATTTCAAATAAGCAATAGCTTCTTCCTTAGTCTCGAAAACAGTAGCCGAATAATCTTGCTTGCCAATTGGCAAAAAGTCACGTCCAATCATACTGAAATCCTCGTTTCCAGTTTCAGTATTCTTGACATGGATTGATATAATGTACATCTACATTTCTCCTTGCAGTCTAGCCTTGATATCAAAGTTTTCTTTGTACTTGTAGGCAGCAAGCTCCTGCTTCAAATTGTAGTTTTCTTGCTCGAAAGCAAAGCGACGTTTGCGCTCTTCGAGAAGGTCTTCGTTAAGTTCGACTGCGACTACTCTCCAGTCAAGGCTTACTTCATGGATGATTCCCTCAAGACCGAGTTTTAATTTAGTAAGTAATTTCATTAAGCTACCTCTTCCTCTTTGTCGAGCATTTCGTTTGCAATTCCGTTCCAAATATCATAGAAACGATGATTTTTTGGGATAATAATTGGTTCATCTGGTTCTAATTTTCGACCGTAAGCATATACTGTGACTTTCATTTTGACCCCTTTCGTGGTATAATTTCCTTGAATAATTTTGTCATGCGCCTGATTGCCGTCAGGTGCTTTTTATTTTTATGTCGTGTAGACACTTCCATTTGTCGCATAATACGTCAGCTCGTTCATCTTATTTGTGAATCGCTCGTCTGTCGTGATCATCAACCGTTCTTTAAGCAGAGTCGATAGTCCGTAAAATCGGCTCTCGAACTGCTCAATGGCTCGCTTACGTTCCTCAGTAGTCACTTGCTGACAAGGAGCGTCTTGAAGCTGTGTCTTTGCTGAATTTAAAGGCATTCGTCTTCATGTTTCCTTTCGTTATTCTATCTACGAGACTTTGCTCGTAAAGTTCTTTGAGGTGCTTGCCCTCAAAATTAGTTGTGATAATTGTATTCGTCCTGTTCTCAAGTATTTGATACAGGATTTTTTGCATCCAGTTGTTGCCTTGTCTGATTTCATTCCCGACACTCGACTCTTTGCCGAGGTCGTCCAAAACCAAGAAGTCGACACCTTGCAGGAACTTCACGACAGAGCGCTGTTCCCATTTTGAGTCCTTGTATTGAAAAGCCTCTTGCATCCGAGAGAATAACTCCATGGACGGCATATAGACGACCGACTTGCGGACTTGGAGCATTTGAAAGCTCTCGTTTAAGGTCTTAGCTATCCCGACGGCCAGATGGCTCTTGCCAACTCCAGGCGGTCCAGAGATAATCGTATTTCCTTCATATCGCTCTTTCACATAGTCAGCCGTTACACGCTTAGCGAAATTGACTGCTTCAGCATCCTGCTCTGTATGGATTTCAAAATTCCCAACAGTCGCATTTTTCAAATCGTTTGGGATGATGCTCTCTTTCATAAATAGAGAGTAGGATCTTGTATCTCTGATTTGAGCTTCAGCAATGGCTAACTGCTCGCTTGCGTTCTGGTCGATGATCTCTTGAACACATTCAGGACAATAGGTCAGGGTTCTGTGAGTGCAAGGATTGACTGACTGCCACATATAGACCCCTTCATGTTTGGGGCATTGTTGCTTCAACGTCTCAACCTGCAAGGCTCTTTCTTGCAATTCTTTGCTTGATACTACTTGCATGCGCACCCCCTAGAATCCAAGCCGTGGATCAAATCCATCATCTGACAATCTCAAGCGACCGTTTGACTTACTGCTTGACCGAGCAGGATTCTGCCTATTCTCGACCAGTTCAGCAGTAACAAGGCCTTTCTGCTTCCAGTCCCTCAAGATGCTACTTAGATACTTGAAATAAGGCTTACCGTTGCCGACACACTCCTTGATAGCTAACTTGATAACCTCTTTACTATGGTCTTGCAAGAATACTTTCAAGTCCTCGATTTCAAACGGTGTTGGGTATCGTCCAAACTCTGACAAAATCCAATCATGAACAATTCCCAAATCATTTTGTGGTGGGGTGTCCTCTACACTATATAAAGAGTTAGCACCAGCACCCTCTGGCTCACTCAGTCTTGATATATTAGTCTTGATATTATCAGTCTTGATTGACTGTAATTTTTCCAGTTCTTGAC